TGAGCGAATTACTAGCATCCTAGACGCCGCTGAGTGGCCTGGCGGTATGCGCTCTATATCTACGACTGCAGATACGACCGTACAGGCAGATACAGGCAGTATTAGGACAGCTCTATCGGCCTGTCAGACAGTAGAAGCTACAGATCTAGGAGCCTTTTATATCAACCAGCAAGGCTACGCCACGTTTAGATCCAGAGAGGACATAATTACAGCCTCTGGCGGTACACCTACAGTGTTTAGTGATACTGGATTACCTGGAACTATCACCTATCAAAAAGTAGCTTTTGATTTATCAGATTTTGGACTTATTAACAGCTGCACTGTTACACGCACTGGCGGTACACCGCAGACAGTAAATAACGTAGACAGCATCGATACATTTTTTAAGCATACTCGTAACCGTAGTTCCATAGCGCAGACCGATACAGATGCCTTAAATCAGGCGCTTATGATCGTAGCAAGTCGCCAGGAGGTAGGAGCAGACCTACGTCTGGAATCTTTAACCCTAGATGCATATGATGGCGCAAGTCCAGACCGCGTTACTGCAGCTCTGGAGCTAGACGTCTATGATCCCATTACCGTAATACAGGTGCTGCAAGGTGGCAACGTAGAGAGCGATACGGTAATAACTGGCGTCGCTTATGACATTACCCCTAATTCTTTTAATACTACTTTTACCACCGCGCAACCGTTCGCGAGTGGGTTCGTGCTAGACTCTCTAGTAGATGGCCTACTAGATGAGGACTCGCTCGCTTATTAAGGAGAAAAATGGCTGCAGGTTTAGGATTTAAGAATTTTCAGACAGGAGAGGTACTCACCTCCGCGGACGTAAATGGCTATTTAATGCAAGGCGTCTTAGTTTTTGCTAGTGAAGCTGCTAGAGATGCTGCTATAACATCACCGCAAGAGGGACAGTTCGCATACACAAAAGATAATAATAGTCTCTGGTATTACACAGGCAGCGCGTGGGCAGCAAGTGGCGCGACAGGCGATATAGAGGGCGTAACAGCTGGTACAGGTATTAGCGGCGGTGGCACTAGCGGCACAGTAACTATTACTAATTCTATGGCTACTGCAATAGATGCTAAAGGTGATTTAGTAGTTGGAACTGGTGCAGATACTTTTAGTCGGCTAGCAGTTGGCGGCACAAATGGACACACATTGCAGGTTGATTCTTCAACTTCAACAGGCTTGAAATGGGCTGCTGCTGCTGGTGGTGGAGATTTAGTTAGAATTACTACTGCTTCATTTAGTTCAGCTACAGCAGCAAGCGTTGATTCTGTTTTTTCTAGCACTTATGATAATTATTTGATATTGCTAAATGTTGAAAGTACTTCAGGCTCTAATGCAATGCAAGTTAGATTTAGAACTGGCGGCAGCGATAACACAACTAGCAATTATGGGTCTAACTGGGAATATGCAGCATTTGGAACTGCTGGTGCTACTGGTCAATTGGGCAGCGCGGCAGGAAGCACCTTAGCGTATATTCAAGACATAACTGGAAACCCTACAAGTAATGTAATGTTTGTTTTCAACCCTTTTGCTACTCAAAACACTTATGCTAATCATCAAGCAGTTCAAGGCAATGGTTACAGAATAACAGGTGGCTTAGAGTTTGATACTACAACTTCATTTGATGGTATTTCTTTTATCTGCGCTGCTGGCACATTTGGTGGAACAATTTCCGTATATGGTTACAAGAAGAGTTAGGAATAATATGAAAATAGTTACGCATAATGCGCTTACTGATGAAACTACAGAAAGAGAAGCAACCCAAGATGAGGTTGCACAATTTACCGCAGATGCAGCTTTTGTAGAAAACTTAAAAAACGAAGCAGAACGCAAAAAAAACGCGGCCCAAGCAAAACTTGCAGCTCTCGGCTTAACCTCTGACGATCTGAAAGCCTTGGGCCTTTAGGGTTCTAAGGTTCTAGCATAATCTTGAGGTATAGTTCCTGTCTATGGTAGACGACATTTATCCCATAACTAGAACTATCGACGATCAAATAGACGACTTTGAGGCCGTAGGCTTATAGCTATGGAAAAAAGCGCTAACGGATGGCCTGCCTCTGCAGATGCAGAAGCGATTAACATAGTTCGTAAGCGCGTCCCTGGTACAGATCTAAAGCTACGTGTAGCTAAACCTGTAGCGCCTTTACTAATTGGTTTTGCTGCAGAATTTCATAAGTTAGTCGAGCCTATAGATGAAAGTAAAACCCTGGACGACTGGGGCTATTGCTATCGCAAGGTCAGAGGATCTAATACCGTAGTCTCTAATCACAGTAGCGGTACAGCTATAGATCTAAATGCTACTCAACATCCTCTAGCGGCTGTAGGTACTTTTAACGAGGAGCAAGTAAGGGTAATTAACCGTTTATGCCGTAAGTATGGTCTAAGATGGGGCGGTAATTATCGTAACCGTAAGGATGAGATGCATTTTGAGATAGCTCTAAATGCAGTGCAAGTCGAGACCTTGATAAGAGGTTTAGAAATGGAGACCGATGAAAACGAAACAGAAAAAACAGATCAAGACAGCGCAAGAGGTGGCGGCTTCCTGGGCTCGCGCCGCGCTTAGCGCAGCTTTAGCTTATTACTTAGCTACTGGCGACGTAACGATAAAAGGTTTAACTAGCGCTGCGGCAGCTGCCGTATTACCGCCTCTTATGCGGTATCTAAATCCTAAGGATTCTTTAGGACGTGGATAGTCTTTTAATTCAGCTAGGCGTTATAGCGGCTGCGACCATATCAGGGGTAGCCGCTATATTCGCCTCACGTGCAGAAAAGAATAGCCGCCCAGTCTCTAACGGTTTTGCTGAGGAAGTGTTAGGCGATTTACGTGAGCTAAGGCGTATGCTTTTCACACATCTTAAAGACCACGATCGAGAGGGACAAAATGCAAAAAAGTGTATTCATTGTACCAACCAGGGGAAGGCCACAAAACGCAACAAGGCTTCTTAAAGCCTGGAAAGATACTAAAGCTGTAGCAGACTTATATTTTGTCTGCGATATAGACGACTGGTCGTTACGCGATTATCAAGCGATAGACGACATAAATATAATAACTAATCACATAACCGCCGCTGGTATGGCTCAGCCTCTTAATATGGCTGCGATGCTTTTACTCGACGATACTAAATACGATCGGTATAGCTATTTTGGATTCTTAGGCGATGATCACTTACCACGTACTGATTTTTGGGATTACCTCTTAACATTACAGATACCAGGTAATAGACAAGGAATAGCCTACGGTAACGATTTACTGCAAGGAGCTAATCTACCTACAGCCTGTTTGATGACAAGAGGCATAGTAGAAAACCTTAAAGGTATGTGTCAGCCTAAAGCTAAACACCTATATCTAGATAATTTTTGGAAAAAACTAGGACAAGATATTAACGGCCTGTTTTACTCAGAAAACATAGTAATCGAGCATATGCATCCATTAGCTAGTAAGGGTGCTATGGATGATCATTACGCACGTGTTAACTCGGAGCAGTATTACAGCCACGATAGGTTAATTTACGAGGATTTTATAAACAGTCAATTTTATAAAGAGTTAGTAGTGGCTTTATCGTGATAAATTCTATAACGCCTTTTGTGGCTGTTCGTAATTTACGTCGCAGGCCAGATCGTTTAACACATATGCAAGAGCAATTAAATCGACTTGAAATAAAATATTACGTATTCGACTGCGCCGATGACGTGGGAACTGAGGCTAGTGCTACCTGGTGGAACGCGCATAACGCCTTACAGTTAATACGTTATGCAAAAAAAATAGGCTTAATCTCTTTTTTATCCTTAGATGATGACTGCTTTTTTATTGATAATTTTAACGATCGGTTAGCTAGTTTATGGCCGTTCGTTCCTGATAACTGGGATATTGTATCTTTTGGAGAAATTTATGGACAGAAAAGCGAAATTTATCCAGGTATCGTAAAAACTACTCATAGCTGGGGCGGTCACGCTAGTTTAATAAAACACACAGTTTACGATTCATTATTGGAAAACATAACAGGAAATACCTGGGCAGATGAGGAGATAAACCATAAGATGAAAGAAAAAATAAATTTTTACGCATTTAGTCCATACTTAATAACGCAAATGCCAGGACACTCAGATATAAAAAATTATTATGTGAATAATGATAATTTCCAATGAAAATATTAATAACTGGTCATAAAGGATTCGTAGGCCGTCATTTTTGTTATGCGTTACGAGACCATAACATTACATATGTCGATATATTAGACGGCATAGATGCTAGGGATTTTTTTAGACGCGACGATACTTATTACGATTTAGTCATACATCTAGCCGCCATAGTCGGTGGGCGGCAGATGATAGAAGGTAATCCTTTAGCCTTAGCTGTAGATCTATCTATAGATAGTGAAATGGCATCGTGGGCGATGCGTAATATGCCTGGACATATTCTTTATTTTTCCTCTAGTGCTGCATATCCTGTAGAACTACAGACACTAGAGCTAAAAAGGATGCTTACAGAAAACGATATAAACCTAAAAGATATTCGCCTGCCAGATTTTACTTATGGCTGGGCTAAATTAACTGGAGAGATGCTCTGCGAACATCTAAGACGTGAAGGCCTAACCGTTACTGTACTTAGACCTTTTAGCGGTTATGGTGAGGATCAGAGCCTGGATTATCCTTTTCCTAGCTTTATGGATAGGGCAGCTCGTAAAGAGGATCCCTTTACTATTTGGGGATCTGCCCTAACTACTAGGGACTGGATACATATAGACGACATCGTAGAGGCCTCTTTGTTACTGGCGAGTAGCCGTATGAGCATAAACGTAAACCTATCTACAGGCAGGCCTACGAGCTTTATGGAGCTATTTACCCTGGTAACGCATCGGATGGGCTATAAACCAGCCTTAGACGTCGATACAGAGGCTCCTATGGGCGTCGCCTACCGTGTAGGTAATCCAGCGCTGTTAAACAGCCTGGGCTATAAGCCTAAAGTGACCCTAGAGGTTGGCGTGTCGCGCTGCCTCAGTGTCTGGAGGCAGTAGTACCATTAAGGGGTCTGGAACCCCTCAACCCTCCAGACAAAGGGACAGAAATGATTAATTTCATAAAAGAGTACACAGATCTATTTATATGGCTGTGTGGTATAGGTATTTTTATGTGCGGTTATTACATAGGACATTACTACGGTCATCAAACAGGATTCGTACGTGGTCGCGTTGCAGCTCGTAGACATCCATCGCTAAGAAATGAGCAGCGATGACACTTATACAAAATTACGCGATAACCTATGCAGCTCTAGGCTTAAAGATTTTACCTTTAGGCGTAGGAGCTAAACAGCCTCATAAAAATCTAGCGCCACGTGGCTTACACAGCGCTACAGATGATATAGAGGCTATTACTGAGTGGTTTAAGAGACAGCCTAAGATAAATATAGGCATCGCCTGTAAGCCATCTAATCTAGTAGTACTGGACGTAGATCTACGTAATGGTGGTA